CTGGTGACTCGATTGAAGCTGGTGGTTGGATCGAAGCTGGTAGCTCGATTGAAGCTGGTAGCTGGATCGAAGCTGGTAGCTCATACGGAATACAAGCAGGACTTAATATTACTTGTCAAGGGACACTATCATCTGGCAAAAAAGCATTTGCTGGAATTACCCCTTGGAGAGGAATCAGTGAAAAAGAAAAAACTATCACTTGCTCTAAAATGCTAGGTGGTGGAGTAGTTGAGTATGGAATCCTTGTTGAGACAGGAAAGATTACTGAAGAGGTATGCAAGCAAGCAAGTACAGAAAATAACTAACACGGTTATAAAAATAAAATTTAGGAGATAATTATGAAAGCAATATATGTATACAAATACAATGACGGCAATGAAATTGATGTAGATATATTTGTAGGTGAATGTAGTAACGAACACTGGGATTGGTGTGAGATGGCAATTAAGCACATGATGGATGTGCAAGACATAGATAAGTCTACGGCAGTAGATCAGTTGGTTGATGTTTATCCGGTAGACAAAGATAATGTTGAAAAAGTTTATATAAGTTATGAAAAATTGAAACAGGGGTTTTGTAAAGAATGCGAAACTTACTATCCTAATTATAAGAAGAAAGAATACACCGTATTAGATGACGGAATGTATTAAATAGATAGTTTACAACGCCCACAACATACTGTATAAATATATGTATGGGTTGTTCAAAAGTAGTTAAATCTAGCATCAAGTGTAATAACTGTAAAAACAAGATGATTATTGCTCACGCTAAGAACTCAAACCCAGAACTAAAAGCAATACTCCGAAACTTCGCTTGTTCTAACTGTGGGAAAGTAGATTACAAAACTGACAAATTTAATACAGAGGGCATATAATCTGCAAATTTTTAGGACGTTTTAATACCCCCCAAGAAGCGTTGGAAGTTAGGAAAAAAATATCATGAAGCATAAAAAAATCACATATATAGGTAATTTCGGCCCACCTAGAAGTACTGAGAACGATGTGGCAGAGGCTTTTGAGGCTAAAAATCACGAAGTTGTAAAACTCCAGGAAAATTCAGTAAATATAAATCAACTCAGAGAAAGTGCTACAACCTCAGACCTATTACTAGTAACAGGTACGTGGGACTCAATACCACTTCCAGAATTTTTAGATATAATTCATGACCTTTCAGTTCAAGGAATCCCTAGCGCGACTCTGCACTTAGATACATTCTGGGGGACTGGTAGAGGCGGGCGCAAGTGGTGGCGTGAGGGTATGTTTCACACCTCTTACCTATTCACAGCTGACGGCGACTGGCAAGACGAATGGAAAGCTCTAGGTAAAAATCACATTTGGCTACCCCCAGCAGTTAGGCATACAGCATGTAAGAATGGGAAGTTTAACCCAGCCTATGCATGTGACGTTTCTTTTGTAGGAAGTAATGGTGAGGGCTATCATGAGGACGTATGGCCATATCGTAAGATACTAGTGGATAATCTTAGAGAAATGTGCAAGCGCAATAACTGGGACTTTAAAAACCCAGGTGGTGATGATCCTAAGATTGATAGGGGAGACGATATGAATGACTTTTACGCCTCTTGTAAGGTGTCAGTCGGTGATAGTTTGTGTCAAAAAAAAAGCGAGTCTAAATATTACAGTGATAGAGTCCCAGAGGCCCTAGGCAGACATTCTCTACTGATAATGCCAGAGATTGACGTTCTTGCTGGGATGTTTCTGGACATGCCTATGTACCCGTGGGGTGATTTTGAACAGTTAGAATATACCATCAAACACTTTCTTAAAAATGAAGCTCTTAGAAAAACCATGATTGATAATCTGAGTCAAGAAGTCGCTGATAGTCATAGCTACAAAAACAGAGTTCAGACTATGCTAGATATTATATTCGAGAATTAGAAAATATAAAAACAAATTAAAATTAAATGCCAAACATAACTAGGCCACAACAAGAACGTGATTATTGGAACGAGAACGCAAAAGATCCAGATGTGGACAAGAAGTTCATTTCAGACGTAAGCACACGAAAATGTTTAAAGGCAATCAATAAGAAGGGTGATTATATCCTAGAGATTGGTTGCGGTGTTGGTAGATTATTAAAAACAGGTGAGTATGGAATTGACATTTCTGAGAATATGCTTGATATAGCTTCAAAGCGTAAACCTGAATGTATATTTAAATTAACTGATGGACGAACCATTCCATTTGCAGACTATATCTTTGATTTTGTGTATTGTGTTTTCGTATTGCAGCATATCCCTTTTGATGCAGTAAAGATATATTTATTAGAAGCACATAGGGTATTGAAAACAGGCGGTGTTTTTAGGTTCCAGTTTATACATGGAGCTGAGGACGAACCATATAGCAAACACCATAATCAAGACAACATTATTAGATATCTTGATAAGTTAGGCTTTAACATTAAAAAAATAGATAACGGACTTATTCATCCAAGCTGGGTCTGGATAACTGTAGAAAAATGAATATATGCCAAGCTGGACATAAATCACACAAGAGAAAAACAGTTGATAGTATTCTTGGTGAGATGACTGTATATGACTACGAACAGTACATGGACTTCAGTGGTTATTGCACTGGCCAAGACGCTGTATCTGAAACCATTGAAAGAACTGGATCATGGGATATTGATATACACAGATGTATCGAGAAGATATTAATTAAAGCTGATAAGAATAGATGTTTCATTGATGTTGGATGTCATATTGGATACTTTTCTAGGTTAGCAGAAAGCAATGGATACACAGTATTCTCATTCGATGGGGATGAAGAAAACCTCAAGCTATTGAAACTTAACGCACCAACGGCATTAGCTAATCATTATTGGTTTAGTGATAGGTCTATCAATCCATACTGTGGACTTGAAGCCACCGAGATATTGAAAATTGACATAGAGGGATCAGAACAACACGCAGTTAGCTACTTCGACCAACTATTTAAAAACAAACTAGTCCAGAACGTGATTATGGAAGTATCACCAGTGTTCAATAACTCATATCCAAACCTAATAAAGAGAATGATTGACTACGGGTTCGAAATATTTGAACTAGATGGCACACCGTTTAATTTCAATTATAAATTCCACCAAAAAGACCTCTGGCTGAGGCTTAAATAATATGAACAAATATAAAAGTTTTGAAACACTATGATAAAAGTATATTGGTTATCACTATTATCAGACACACCAAGCAGGGGATTTTGGGATCAAGGGATTGTTGAAGATTTGTTGAAAGACTTCGAACACGAAGAGGTTACAAGCATCCCTTTAGGTAAGTTTGCTGTTGTGGTATTACCTGCTCGAAGCCACTTCAAAGAGTTAGACAAAATTAACGAAGAGTTAGACAAGTTAGACGGGGTTTTGCTAATACTTACAGGTGATGAAGAGAATGTATTTCCATTAGAGAAGATCGAACACAAGAATATAAAGATATGGATTCAAAACCCAGACCCAGACACACACAAAGACTATATGGTTATTGGATGTGGTTATCCACCAGCTATCCACAATGTGGATAAGTTTTCGGAAAAAACACTTGACTATTTCTATTCAGGACAAATCACACACATAAGGCGTGAGGAGTGTTTTCAAGCCTTAGAGAAGATGACAGGAGGGTTTGCTAATCCAACAGCGGGATTTACTCGAGGACTACCTCCTGAAGAGTATTATAAGAAACTAGCTAGTGCAAAAATTGCACCATGTCCTAGTGGTCCTCAAACAGTTGATACATTTAGATTGTACGAAGCCCTAGAGCTTGGGTGTGTACCTATCGCTGATACCCAGACCCCAAGCAAGAGCATGAACGGGTTTTGGGAATGGTTGTTTGGCAATGATTTAGCATTCCCTCAAATACACGACTACAATGACCTAGAAGGATACACTAAAGATACGGTAGCCCAGTATCCAAAAATAAATAACCGAGTACAAGCAGGATGGCAAAGATATAAAAGTAAGTTGAAAAGTATTTTATATAACAACATTTATGAAGTATCAGGTATTAATAGGTCTGACAATGTAACTGTAGTTATCCCAGTCAGTCCTATTAAGAGTCACCCAGATACATCCATCCTAATGGAGACAATCAAATCAGCAAGATATCATCATCCACATAGCAGGATCATTGTTACATTCGATGGGGTGCGTGTAGAGCAAGAGGATATGAGAGCTGATTATGAAGAACATATCCGCAAGGCTCTATGGGAGTTTAGATTTCTTGGTGATATTTACCCTATGATATATGATAAGCATATGCACCAATCTGGAATGATGAAAAACGCATTGAAACACATAGAGACAGACCTAATGATGTTTATCGAGCAAGACACGCCACTAGTAGTTGATGAGCCAATAAACTGGGATTTAGTAAAGGGTCAGCTGATGTCAGCTGAAAGCAACATGATCCGTTTCCACCACGAGGGAATAATACCAGAAGAACATAATCACCTAATGATTGGCAAACCTGAAAAAGGTTTACAAAAAACATGTCAATGGAGTAGTCGACCACATATAGCAACAACAGCATTCTATAGACGGATAATGGATGAACACTTTAGTGAAGATGCTAAATGTTTCACAGAAGATGTTTTGCACGGGAAATTGCACCAAGCGTGGGTTATTGACAGAATGCAAGGTTGGAATCAGTGGAGAACACATATATATCACCCTTGAGACATGATAAAAAGATCATACCATACAGACGGAAGGGAAGGATTTAAAAAATATGACGAAACGCAAATATTCTAAAGTTAAAAAAACATGTTTACCATGCCATAAAAAATATGATCTAAATAAAAAGGAGCAATATGGTAGAAATTAAAATAGATGGTCGAGTAATCAGCAAGAAGAATGGTAGAAAGTTCAGACTAGGTAAACATAAAAAAGGTGGTTTTACAGTACCTAGTGACAGATTTAATCAGTTCAGGGATGAAGCACTTTGGCAACTCAAAGGAGTGGCTGAGAAGTTCAAAGGTAAAGTATTCATTGAGTATAAGTTTAATCTTAAAGGAAAGATGGATATAGATGTTGATAATGCCATGACATCCATCAACGATATCCTCGAGGATGCAGGGATCATCGAAAATGATAAATATATAATGGGCGGTGGTTTTGTAAAGATTCACGGTAACAAAGATTGGTCAACAGAATTAAAAATCCACACAATGCTTAACATATGACAAAAAACCACGTAACAAACCAAGAACTAAGTAAGAAGCTGAAAGAGTTGGGAGTTAAGCAAGAGAGTGAGTTTTATTGGAGCAAGCAAGGTGATTTAGAGTATGCAGACCCTAAAACATGGACCGGATACACAACAGATACATCTTAGAAAACAAACTAATTACATTATGATAATAGGAATAATGGTATTTGCAAACAACTCAGGGATTGGTAATCAGACTAGAAGATTAACCCAAATGATTAAACCAGATAGAATAATGGCTATTGATTCGTCTGGATTCAGCAAGAACAAAAAACAAAACTTTGAATGGTATGACAACTTCACAGGCTACAAGGTTAACGGCTTCCCCAATAACAGAGAAGTATCTGTATTTCTTAACGGTTTAACTCATGTATTGGTAGTTGAGAATGCACTTAATAACCACCTATTAACAGTTGCAAAGAATTTTGGTATCAAAGTATTCATACAAAGCAACTGGGAGTTTTGCGACCACCTAAACAAAAACATAACATTACCACATAAATTCCTTATGCCTAGTTACTGGAAGGTACAGGCAATGAAAAATAAGTTTGGTGATGATCTTGTCCAATACCTACCACCCCCAATCAACCCAGTAGAGTTTAGCGAAGCACGTAATGTCAATATGTTACGCAAAGGCTACACGCCTAGATTTTTACATATAGTTGGAACACTTGCAGCACATGACAGAAACGGAACTATTGACCTATTAGGAGCAGTACAACATTCAACAAAAGAGGACTTCGAACTGGTGATCAAATCACAACAGGACCTACCTCATGAATATATCAAGAAGGATAGACGCATTACTTATTCTATCGGTGATGAGCATAGTATGAATAATCTATATGCTGGATATGATGCTTTGATACTACCTAGACGATATGGAGGTCTTAGCTTAACCACAAATGAGGCTTTAATGTGTGGACTACCTGTAATAATGCCTGATATAAGCCCAAACAATCAACTGCTACCAAAAGAGTGGTTAGTTGATGCTGATAAGGTTGGTGAGTTCATGACTCGAACTATGATTGATATATATGCAGCTAAAAGATCAGCATTGGGACAAAAGATTGATTGGTTATGTAAACAGGACTTATTACAGATGAAAGTAGACGCTTTCGATTTAGCAATGAAGAATATCAGCGAATCAGCTCTCAAACCAGAGTACGATAAGTTGTGGGAATAATATGACAACATCAATCGTCTTACCAATATCAAGACCTGACTTTTTACCTCGATTATTCGCAAGATTAGAGTCCATGAACTGCCAAAGCGAGAAAACAAACATTATTGCCTATGTTGATGGGGATCACCAGTTATACACAAAAGCTCGTAACTATGTTGCCAGTAGCAAATTCAAAGAGAAGCTATGTTTATGGAGAAGCAAGGGAAGCCCAAGTGTGGGAAGTGTAAAGAGAAGAAGACAACGTATTGCTGATATCCACAATGAGATTAAGCAGTATATAAAAGAATGTGATTATATATTCATGATAGAGGACGATGGAATATTACCTGCTAACGCCCTAGAGAAATTACACGAAGCATACCTAGACCATCCACACGCTGGATTCATAACAGGTGTTGAGTTAGGTAGATGGGGATACAAGCATTTGGGGTTGTGGGATTTAGACGATGTATACGATCCAACACAAATAACTACAACAGAAATGGGTGAGGGAATAAAAGACATTGATGCAGCAGGTATATATTGTATGCTCACTAGATACGAAACATATGCAGATCATAAGTATAAACCGTACTTAGAAGTACTCGGCCCTGATGTTGATTATGGGGTAGAGTTACGAAAAGCAGGGTATAAGAATTATGTTGATTACGGTATTAAGGTAGTACACCTGACAAAGACAGAAGAGATTACTTTTCACAATGCTAAAATAGTACAAGTACAATTTAATAAAAACGAATCTGTCCGCTTTGGATGGAAGATGACGACATTATGAGAAACAAAAAGGTAAATTAATTAAATAAATATGATAAATAAACTAAAGTTCACAACTAATAACCCCAGAAAAATCAACAAAGAGGAGTTAGAAAGAACCATTGAATAATATGAAAGAACAATCCACACAACAGGTTAAAAAGAAAATAAACAATCCAGAAGGGAAAGGTGGTTTTCAAGACCATCCAGAACTAATAAATAAAGGGGGTAGGCCTAAGAATCAAGAGTCATTCACCTATTGGATGCACTATTTTAAGAAAATGATAATATCAGACTTCCTAGAATGGACTAAAACAAATCCAATAGGAGCTAGAACAGTTGCTGCAGACATAGCATATACAAGAGTACTCAACTCAAGGGCTGACCTTGCTGAATTTAAGGAAGTTGCAGACAGAACAGAAGGCAGAGCCTCACAACATATAGATCATACAAGCAAAGGCAAAGAGATTATGGCCCCTGCGATTATATCAACTATAAAACCTAGAAATGTTACAGATCAAGCAACAGCAGCAGACAGTAATAGACCTGATAAATGATCACAAGTATCACACCTATGTATTAATAGGCTCGGTAGGAACAGGTAAAACCGATGTAGCTGCTCACATATCAATATCAATAGCATATAAATTTGCTAAAACATACTGGCCAGTCATTCGTCAGAATATATCCACTGCAAAAAGATCTATCATTCCATCGTACCTTAATATGTTGGATATGATGAACCTCCACGAAAACATAGACTATAAATATAATCGTCAAGACTATGAAATTAAGTTCTTACACAATGGGTCAATAATAGGATTTATAGAAGCTGACATAACAAAGGATCGTGAAGGAAGAAAAATCAAAGGTATCAACGCTACAGGCAACCATGTAGACGAAGCTGACGAATTAGCACCCATTATGTTCACTACTGCTATTTCTAGGCGTGGTAGACGTAATCTAAATGGTCAACCATCCATAAGTATCATTACAATGAACCCTAACGACTCCCACCTCAAGGGTAAGTACTATGATGCCTGGAAAAATGGCACTTTAGATAAGGGAATCAAGGTTATAGAGTTTACTATCGAGGATAGTTGGCAATCCCAACAGGACATCGATGCTATGCTCACCAATCCCCAACCATGGATAGAAAGATACATAAATAACAACTGGGATTATCAGGACGACAACAACAGCTTATTTAAATACAGATACTTTGCTTCAGCACTTACTGGGAACTTGGACCTGGATATAACAAGAACTATCGGGTTTGATGTAGCTCGTAGTGGTAAAGAGAGCGCGAAACGTGATCGATCAGTCATGGCTCTATGGTATGGGAATACTCTTGTAGACATTATCATCGTTAAAAAAGAAAATGAAGAAATGCAAACAGATGAGCAAGCTATGATTATGATTAAATACATGACACAGAACGCAGTAACAGCCAACAACATAGCAGTTGATGCAGTTGGTATCGGTGTAGGTGTTGTAGATCATGCCCACTCAAAGGGGATTAATGTTCGTGAGTTTATGTCAGGTAAAAAAGCAACAGAAGAGAAATATGCTGATCTAAGATCACAGGTTATATTTAAGTTTGCTCAGGGCCTAGAAAAAGGCACAATAAAGATATACGAAGGTTGTCCCTTTAGAAATGAGCTAATAAGTGAGGCAATGTTGCACTTGCACGAAATCGACAAAAAAGTCAAAATAGAATCTAAACAGGACATAAAAAAACGTACTGGTGGAACAAGTCCTGATATACTAGACGCTGTAGTCATGGGATTGTACCCTCAGCTACAATTAGATGATAAATATAATACTAATAGGATTCCTTTATGATTGATAAAATAAGACAAGCGATTGCAAACAAATTGTACCCAAGAACTAAAAACACAGTCAGTTTGCCTAATGAGTTTATGAAGTATGGAAGTAAGAGGCTTACTCCTGATTGGAGTCATGTAATCGTCAATGAAGAGGATAAATACACAGGATATCTATATGCAGCAATAAGACGCAGGTCAAACGCTGTTGCTAGACTAGCAATAGATCATAACATCACAGCATCTAAGACAGAGGGATTGGTGCATCCATATTTAGAAGTGATTAATCGATCACCTAATTTTTCTAACTCCAATTTCTGGCTAGAGATAAGTGCATATCTGGATCTTAAAGGTATTTATTACCTTATGGCTGTGAGACGTAAAGAAGGCAATAGACTAGGTGATGTTGTTAAGTTTGAGTTATTGAATCCTTACAATGTTAATAAGGTTATAGATAGCAAAGGTGAGGTTGGTGGATATGTAGAGACCAAAGGTGGTCAACAGAGAAACATCCCAAAAGAGATGATTATCGAGATAAAAGAATTTAGTCCATTTGGTAAAGCCCCATATGCAATGACTGATGCAGCCAAAGAAGCTCAGTTTGGGTTGAAGACGTCGGGTGATTACACACGCCATGCCATGCGGAACAACATCAACACACCAGGTATTATCACCACCGATGTCATAATGGAAGACGGTGACTTTGCCAACTTTAAATCTAGGGTACTTGCTCATACAAAGGGTAGACCATTAGTAGGTAACGGTGCTGGATCTATGGAATGGAAGCCTATGAATATTGACATTAAAAAGTCTGCTGCTGTAGATGTCAAAGAGATTGATAGACAAGAATTATTTGCTATCACTGGCTTAAGCAAGACAGTTATGGGAATAGAAGAGTCTGGTACTACACGTGAAACATCAAAAACTCAAAAAGACTTGATGATAGAGAGTGAAATTATCCCTCGTATCCAATTAATCAATGATGAACTGAATCAGGACTTTAAAAACAACTACCCTAAAGAATATGGGAAGACAAAAGCTACTATCGTAATCAATAGTCCATTAAAGACCGACCATGATGCTGACATTAAAGCAACAGAAGTAAAGACAAAGGAATCTGAGTTGTACGATGGTTTATTACTTAAAGGATACGATAAAAACTTAGTAGCGAAATATATCAAACGTGAAATAACAGTTGATGAGCTTGGAGAACCAGACAGACCAGGTCCAATTGAAACACCCGCACCCGAAAACAAAGACAAAAAGGTTGACAAAAAGGATGACAATTCTGGTGGATGTGGACATACTCACAACCGAATCGAAGATGATAGATCAGGATTAGCACAACAACAAGAGGGTGCATTACGTAATGCATTTATTAATATAGAAACTAATCTAGTAGCTACAATGTTGGCTAAAGTAGAAAGTACAACAGCTAAGAACCAGTTTGAAGATGAGTTTACAGAAGAAACTGACGTAATATCAGGAAGAGAGAAGAATAGATTTATTAATGAAGTAGAGCTATTACTGGCTGGCTTCTTTGGTATCATGATTAATATACATGGTGGCGAAACCATGAGAAAACGTGTAAGTACATTCGCTCTAGCTGGTCAATTCAAGTTCAATAACTCTATTAAGCAATACATCAAGGGTATCAGTAAACAATCGGCATCATCACACATACAAACGGTAGTTGATGATATTTACAAGACAGCAAGAGATTCGGCACTTGCTGGATTAGGTCAACAAGAAATAACCAACGCTATCAAACAGAAGTACTCAGATGTTATTACAGAAACCAGAGCAAAGACTATTGCAAGAACAGAGTCAAACAGGGCATTCACTAGAGCGCAATATGAAGCAGACATCCAATTTATCAAACAGAATAAGTTAAAAGGTAGAGCATTTAAGCAATGGAGAACTCGATCAGATAATCCTTGTCCCTTCTGTTTAGAGCTTGAGAGTCGTGGTCCTATTCCTTTCTTTACGGCATTTGCAGGTTTAGGCGATAGCATAATCACAGATAGTGGAACATTACTAATCAACTATGAGCCTTTAAAGGCAGGCAATGCACATCCCAACTGTGCTTGTATTTATGAGTTGATAATCAGGGAGGATAATAGTCGAAAGGATGCAGAAGTTGCCAGATGGCAAAGAGGCAACAATTAAAGACATGTTGATACAGGCTATCAACCATGAAAATAGTAATCAGAATGCTGGTAAAGTAAGATCTTTCACAACAGAGAAAAAAATGCTAGCATATAAGTTAAGCATGGAAATAATGGAAAAAGACGAAGTAGAGTTAAAGAGCGATGATATAGTTTTTATTACAGAAGGGTTAGAATTAATTGCTACACCTTTAGTATGTACAAATAGTAAACATACTTGAGGGTGTAACAGAATAACATGGATCTAAATACACTTAAATCACTAAAGAATAATCCACATTATAAACTAAGTGAAAAGCAAAAAGCTGAATTGGCTAGGCTTGAACGCCCTGAGATGGTTAAATTTGGGATACCCCCAGTCCACTCAAATAAGGTCGAAAGGACTAATGCAGTTTTAAGTAAAAAAAAGTATGAAAGAAAATAAGCACAAGAATATTATAGTCATACACAAGAACTCATTCAAAGATGGCGGTGATGGCAAGATTTTATTCCCTCAAGGATTAACTATTACTGATGTCTCCGAACAATGGAACGGCACAAAATACGATATCAAGTCCATGAACATGGAAAACTATGATGGTATTTTGACTGCTAACCATTCAATGAATATTCAAGATGTTATTGGCAGAGTTGGCGGTTTGAGGAAAGTTGGCAATAAACGAGTGATTATTGATAGCATAGACTTCGCAGTAAACGAGAATGCACTAGCATTGTATACATACAACATGGTGAATGCTGGATATATTACTGATTTCTCGATTGAAACAATCGGGCCTTTCCCAGATGATGAAGATATTTATAACGATGCTAACCTAGTTGGGTTGAGTGTAGTAGTAGATGGAAACAATAAATCTGCTAAGATAAACACCATAGTCAAAAACTCAATAATACAAGCTGAAAAACTAGGACTGGACACTTCTGTTGTTCAAAAGTCCCAGTTGTGTCATTATATTGATAATATTAATAAATCGGAGGAATTAGATATGAAATATCTTACAATCAAGAACTCTCGAGATTTCGAGATTCTAGTCCGATACAAAAACGCCGCAGGAGAAGAACTAGCAACAGCTCTATCCGCTAATGCAAGCGTTGATGTGTCTGAAGACCAAAAAGAAGCCGTTGAAAAACAAATCAATGAAGCACAAGCCCCAAAGGCTGATGCTAACGAGGATGTTCTTAACGCAATCACAGCTTTAACTGCAAAAATTGATGCTATCGAAAAGAAACAATTTAACAACAGTGTTGAAGAACCAAAGTTCAAAACCAAGGCTGTTAATACTGTTAATAGCTCGTTGAAAGATATGGGTTGGAAAGAACTATATAACAAGCAGATTGAGAACGCTTGGGACTATCTAAGAAACGGAAGTGAAGAAGCTGGTAAAATTCTAAGAGAAGCTAACGAAATTAACCTAGAAGGCTTAAAAGAAGCTGGTAAGGTTGATAACGTGATCACTATTGCCGACATGGGTAACTTCATTTTCAACAAAGAAATGATTTCGGAAATTCAAGGCAAACGCTCAAGCTTTGCTGGTGTTCTTGGACTAGTTGATTTCCAAGAGACACTTAGCCAGCAAATGGCATGGTTAACTAGATCAAGCGATATTGCTATGACAGAAGTCGAATTTTGCGATGATTCTGCTGATGGTAACTTAAAACCAATTAGCGAAGTTGCTTCTACTATTAGCACATCCAATCTATCTGAGCTTGCTGCAGTTACACCAATTTGTAACGCTGCTACAAGATTCTTAGCTGTTGACCTTATGGGTGACGTTGCTAAAGGATATCGTACTGACTACGACAGAAAGAAATCTCAACTATTAATTGCTAGACTCCAACAGGCAGTAGATGCTACTGGAAACAAAGAAACTTATGCAACCACTTCAGACCTAAACAGTCTTAAGTCTTGGGTAGATATTTTGTCAAATGTATCAGAGCATGTTATGGATGGCACATTCGTATTCTCACATGCTACCTACATGGCTCTACTGAAAGTCTCTCTAGGCACAGCGGGAGCAGCTACAGCAATCAATTTATTCGTAGTAGGTGCTGATGGTATCCCAACAGTACTTGGACACCCATTTGTAGTTGTACCAAATGAATTACTACCAACACTTAACACTGCAACGACTAAATCGTTCACAGTTGATGGTGCTTCAGTTACTATTGATCAAGCAGTATTTTACTTCGATCCTAGTATCTTCAAGGGTAGAATCTCAGGTGGGTTACAATATGACCTATCTACTGACGCATCTTACGAAGTTAGTGGTACTGTTTACTCGGCATACCAACGTAATGAAATGATTGTCAGAGGTTCATTCTTCAGAGGTGGAGCAATTATGGACAACACTCTTGTCTCATCTTTGGCAGCACCAGGAGTTTCTTAGTACTCACTGTAAAATAAACACAAATCAAAGCCTTTCAGCAATGAGAGGCTTTTTTTGATACAATAAATATAAAAGAAAGGTGAATTTGGATACCTCTGTGGAAAGTGTCATTTTTCACATGATAGGTCTAAAAATCTAAGATAACTATGGATATATCAGAATATGAAACACTAACAGGAACAACGGTTCCTACAGCAAAAATAACCCTTTACACTGCTATTTTAGCAAAAACACAGCGCATCCTAGAGGACATGTTGGGATTTACGCTTGATCCTACTCTGTATAATACTAACAAGTATGCTGAGTCTGGAAAAACACGAACTGAGTGTCCCTCTCCATCAACAACTCTAACACTTAATGATCCCGACGCTGTTGTATTCGCTTACAGACAATACACTTTCAATAAAAAGGATTCTTACTTAGCTATAGACCCATGCTCTGCTGTTCACGCAGTTAAATTAGTTAAAGAGACTGTCACATACAAAACATTTAAGACTGATGAATATCGGTTACATACTGAGGATAATATAATCAGATTCTTAGAAGAGATTGATACATGTTTAAGGGTATGTTGTGACAATTGTGGTCAACTACAACTCGCAGTTGATGCAACATGGTTGTGGAGTAATGGGAACATTCCCAATGACTTAAATGATGTGTGGACTGAGATGGTAGATCATTATGCAAACACAAAGCGTAATATTAAATCAGAAACACTAGGTACACACTCTTACTCGAGAATGGGGAACAATGAAAACAAACCAGAAGAGCATTCAAAGAACCAAAACATTATCAAGAAATACGCAGGTCCATATGGCAGCGTTAAACGTACAATTGTAATATGAGCCTAGAGCTTGACTATAACGATACAGCCACATTTGTTAAGACTACACAAAGTTCTTATGGGGATAGTGTTGTATCTCAGCAAGTAAGTGTCCCATGTGTATTTCTACAAAATACTGGGTTTTTAAGATCAGATAGCCAAGAGAATGTTGATAGCGATGCAGTATGTTATCCAGATATAGATAACGCTTTCGTGGTGGAAAACTTTAACAGACTTGAGGGAATGTATATTTTAGAGCCGTTATATGGTGCAGGTGACGATGCTTCTTGGTTCAAGGTTATAAATGTCACGGTCAACAGAGATCATTTAACATGTAATGAAATTGATAACATAGAATTAAGGCTTAAAAAAACTAGACCAATTGCAGGAGTCAGTTAATATGTCATTCAAAATCACAGACAACACAAATATGATTATAGGAAAGTCAGAAGTTGCCTCAAGCATATTCTTGAGAACATTTTCTGAGCATGTCGTAAGAGAGTCCACCAAGAACACCCCAAAGGATACGGGTCGTCTTAGAATGGATGTATTTAAAAACGTATTGGGTCTAAAAGGTCAAATAATCTGGGGCAAGAATTACGGTATTTATCAAGAACTAAAACAATATAAAAACTATACCACTCCTGGTACTGGCCCTCACTTTGCAAAAAATGCAATTGAAAAGATGGTTAAAAATTCAGCATCAATCGCAAGAAAGGTTGGTTTAATATGAACATTGTAGAATCGTTTATCGAATACCTAACATCAATTGGCTATGGTGCATTTGGTACTACCATATTTGTTGGAGAAGCCCCGATTGGAGTACAGGACAATATCTACTGGCTAACCTCTATTGGTGGCCCACCTCCGGTTAGAAACTTAACAGGAGAGAATACTAAAACTTACACAATAAGCATTTTTTACAGAGACAAGTTGAAAGAAAACGTATACAACAATATGCAGACGCTACAGAATACTCTCAACGATACAGAGTGTGTAACACTAACAACCTTCGGAGTGGTTGACATAAAGACAGGAGGATTCCACGTGGATACAGATATAGACTCTGTTGATAGATCTGTTGGTGTTTTGAATATAGAGGTTGAAACATACGCCTAATATGGGATATGTCGACACTTATGTTTATGCTACAATTTATTAGTTAATATTAAAATAGGAGTAAATTATGTCAATAATTAGAGGGCCTCAAACCTTAAAATGGGGAGACAACACCATTGCAGGAATAGAATCAGTCGAAGTCGAGCATGCAGTAGATAGTGAAGACTACGAGACATTGCAAGGTGTGACCATAGAAATAGATGGGAATCAAAAGACTGCCGCTATCATTACGTTGCTCGAGACTGACAGAGCTGCACTTGCTGCACTTCTACCTCAGAACTTTGTAGCTAATGGTGGTGTATTAAGTACAGGCGAAACTGTAAACGATGCAAATGGAGCAATTGATCTTGCCCCATCAGCTTGTACAATTAGTACTGTATACAACAACCTAGATATTATTTCGTGTGGAAACCCTGCAGAAATATTTAGAATTGTTAATGCTCGAACTAGAGTTGATGCTGTAGAAGTAGACAACAAGATTCGAAAAGTAATGATCAAGTTCATCGGTGAACCTGCATCTGGTGAAGCTTCAGCACAGTTCTTTGAAGAAGGATCAATCTCAGTAGTATCTTAGTCAATTAAAATAATAGGAGAAACATATGACAATTCATAATTTAGACAATGATGTAAAAGAGTACTTTGAGTTTACTATTAAGGGACATAAATACAGATTTAGACATCTAAACACTGAAGAGGTCGAGGAAATGCAAATTGTTGAAAAGGATGAAGAGAAGGTTAAAAAATTCCTTTTTAAATTTATTGAGAGTACTAATAAAGATCAACCAGATTTCTCGGAAATTCAAAAAGAAATGATACTTCCTCAATGGAATAATTTTAAGAACATGATAAAAGTTGAATTTGGAGGATAATGGCAATAATTAAGGCTCAGAAAGTCCCTAAAAAGGTTGACTCTGCCGAAGACATACTCGCAAGATTTTGCTATTACTATAAACAATATACTTTGAATCAAGCAAAAGGAATGCCATACAAAAGAATAACTCAAATGCTAAAGGTCGCTGACAGAGAACAAGCGACCTTTTTAGCAAATTTGACTAATGTAGTAGCATCACCACATACCAAAAAGGGCAGCGGAGTTAAAAAAATGCTAGAATATTTTAAAGGCATTATTGATAATTAAGGAGACAATATGGGTAGCACAACTGGTGGAAGTATCATCTGGGACTTAGATGTTGACAACCAAAAGTTTACATCAAAGATGTCTAGTTCTAGCACAGTTGCTAGAGATACCGCAAAGTCTATCGACAAAAGCTTCAAAAAAACAGGTGATAACGTTAAGGCGTCTTTTGTAACAATTGGTAGAAGCGCTAGTATAGTTGGAGCTACTAGTGGAGCTTTATTGGTTGGAGCTACTAAAAGTGCCATAGACTATGAGTCTGCATTTGCTGGAATTAGGAAGACAGTAGATGCAAGTGAGGCAGAATTTGCCCAACTATCAAGAAATATAAGATCAATAGCAAAAGAAAGTCCAATATCTGCAATAGAATTGGCTAGAATTGGTGAGCTTGCTGGTCAGCTTGGAGTTGATGGCGTCGATAACATCACAAAATTCTCGGATACAATCGCAAAGATAGCTGTTACCACTAACTTGACATCAGAAAGCGCAGCTACTTCATTCGCTAGGATAGCTAACATCATGGGAGAGCCTATTGATAATGTAGATAGAATGGCTTCATCGGTTGTTGATCTTGGTAACAACTTTGCAACTACTGAATCAGAGGTTGTGGGGTTTGCTGAAAGAATTGCTGGTGCTGGTGCGATTGCTGGATTAAGCACTAGTGATATTTTAGGAATCGGTGCAGCTATGACATCTGTCGGTGTTGAAGCTGAAGCTGGTGGAACTGCTGTACAAAAAGTTTTGATTAGTATGTCTGAAGCTGTTTCAACTGGTAGCGAGGATTTGCAAGCGTTTGCCGATGTTTCGGGATTATCAGCCGAAGAGTTTTCAACAATGTGGGAGGCTGATGCTAATGGTGCATTTATTGCTTTTGTCAATGGATTAGGTAAATCTGGCAAAGATGCTATAGGAATATTAGACGAACTTGGTTTACAAGATCAGAGATTGATTAGATCATTCTTATCACTTGCTAATGCTGGTGATTTAGTGAATGAAGCTGCCATAACATCTGGACAAGCGTGGGGAAAAAATGCTGCATTAACTGAAGAAGCTGATAAAAGATTTGCTACGACTGCATCGCAAATGAAGGTCATGAAAAATGGTCTAATTGGTTTGGGTGTTACGCTTGGTGGTGCGTTATTGCCAAAGTTAAATGAGCTTATTAAAAGTTTAACTCCGTTAATAGATAAATTTGCCGAGTTCGTTGCAGCACATCCAAACATTACATTCGGAATGCTAGCAATAGTCACTGCGCTAGGGTTATTAGCTGGTTTATTTGTAATTTTAGTCCCTGTCATTTCTGCGCTAGGAGTTGTCCTTCCAGTAATAGGCGCTGCAATGGCAGTAGTAGCAGGGTTTGTAGCAACAGCTATATTGCCAATTATAGCCATAGTTGCAGCAATAGCAGCAGCAATCTTAATATTCAAAAACTGGAGTACTATCACTGAATTTGTTAATACTCAAATACAAAGCATAATCACATGGTTCAAAACACTTGGAACAGCAATTGTGACTGGGATACAAGCTGGGTTTACATATCTAGTTGAGAATGTACCTATCTGGATAGCCTCCATAATTACATTTTTTCTCGAGTTGCCACTGAACATATTACTCATCTTTGCAACAGCATTGGGTACAATAGTTGGATGGGGTATTGCTGTATGGAACTACCTAGCTACCAACATACCTATCTGGATAGCTAATGTTATAAATTGGTTTATTGCTTTACCAGGAAAGATCCAGGAGATTTTAACAAATCTAAAGCAAAAGTTTATTACATGGGGAAC